GTAGTTGGCGTGTGGAATCAACACTTCGGCGACCCCGTTACCCGTCACGTCGGTCAGGCGAATAAGCAGGTCCTGCTCTTTGCGGTTCGGGCCTTTCGACGAACCCGGGTTGGGTTGGTAAATGGCGAAGCGGAAGTCACGGATGTAATCGATCGGATCTTGTGCGTAGGTTTTCATACGGGTTCCTTATTTAGCGTCGTTAATGAAGATACAGGTTTGAGTCTGTGCGTTTACGTGAGCAGCCAGCGCCTCCAATGTTTCGGCCACTTTAATAGCGAGGTGATAATAGGTTGACGTGTCATCTCCATCGACGCGCAAGGCAGCCACCGCTGCACAGTCAATGGCGACTTTGAGCGTCACCCCCGGATTATCTGCAGTGGGGAGGGTGATCTCGGCATACGGCCAAACATAGACCGGGGACTTTTCCAACCAGTCGATCACCGCGTTATACCCATGGACCATTTTCTTGGTAAAAGTATTGACCCGTTTACGACTCATGCGGTGGTCGTGCACCCCATGGGTAATAATCAACGTGATCTCTGGATACAGATCACCGGGTTGGTGTTCACGCAGCCACGCCAGTGGGTCACGGATGCTCATGTGCAGCTCCTTTCAATGGCGTTGATCACGTTGCCGTTGTGGGCCATGATGTTAACGTCTTCACGTTTCATCCCTTTCACACCGTAGAACTCGGTTCTGACCACGTAGTCGTACCAGTGGAACTGCTGATCACGCACAACAAAACCCGGTCCGCCAAGAACGGTGATTGCATTCCTTGCCCATTCAGGAAGGTCATAGCGCTGGCTAAGTGCACCGATCTGCACAATCTCTAATATTTTTTCCATACAAGTCTCTCGTTAAAGTTAAGGATAGATTGGCATAAAGACCTGAGGTTACCCCCAGGTCGGATAGTTACACGGTTTCGGGGCCCCGGCTGCCTAAGCGGTAGTCGATACGGCCTGCTTTTAACAGATCGGTAAACACGCTCAAGCGCACGCCTTCTACCACCTGCCCGCTTAAGTACTCGCTGGCAAGGATTACCCAGGTGCGATGTGGATCAATGATGTTGGTAAGCGGATCACGGTGCGGTGCGCGCTCCAGCACTACGATCTCACCACTGTCGTTACCATCGTCAAAATCAGGCTTAACGTAGATCAGCACGGTGTCTTCCGTGAAGGCGGTGGTAAAGCGCGCCAGCCCTTGCGGGTTGTCAAGATCATCAGCAATCAAACCCGCCGCCTTAAAGGCCGGTAGCGACGCAGCAAACATCTTCAGGAAGGCATCGGTGTAAACGTAGATCTCGCCGTTTGACAACCGCACCAGCCAGTTACCAAAGTCAAAGCCCGTCCCGGCGTACATAAAACCATACTGGGTATGGCTCGTGTGGTAACGCACCCACTCAGGCCCGTTGATAATATCGCTGGGAGAGTTGATCTGGTGCAGTTCCGTAATGGAGAGAATATCAGACATGTGTATACCCGTTAAGCGAGTGAGACAGCCGTCCCATCAATTTTCAATGTACCCTGCTCTTGCAGCAGATCCAGGGCGGTGGCGTACCAATACGCTTGACAAACGCCTTCACGCGGGACAGCGACCACGTACTCACCGGGTGCTTGCTCCAGATCACCACCAAACTCAATGTGGTGGTCGTTTACCGCTTTCCCCAGTTTGGCTTTACCGCCGTTCTGTAAGAAGCTGTAAACTTTGGAGGCATGCAGGCCTTTGGTGAAACGGTCTTGGCGTGGTGAGGTTGTCATGATGTAAATTCCTTGCAGGTTGATTCGGTTAGGGAGCAAAACTGACGTCACAAGATTTGTTAGTCACAGGATGATGAACCGAAATCAGACGAGCTGTAACCGGAATCATTATTGTCGTGGTTCCGACAACTGTCATCGGCGTCATGACGCGATGAGCTGTGGTTCCGAGTGGGTGAGGAATCATCACTTACCATACTGGCAATCATTGCCGTCATCATGATACCGTTATCCGTTGGCTGTGGGTGAGTGGTGACCGGCGTAGACCTGACGTGAGCACGACCGGATGCCGGAGTAGCAGAGAAGGGTCTCGTAAACATGGTGGGCTTATCGTACCATACTCGGTTAGTAACCCACACCATCCCATCAAACGTCCAGTCGACGCCGTCGACCACATAGCGCCAACCAAAGGGCGCCAACGCAGGAAGATCTTCTGTCCGCTTGACCTCCTCTTGTTTTGGCAGATAACACACGGGTTCCCAAGCATGCTGTGTGCGACGCTGCACGATCTGGTCAACTACGCGCACTTCGCCCACGATAAACGATTCGTCAACGAGTTGAATCACCGGGTCGATGCGCTCGCGCTCGTTAAAGACCACCTTTTGCTTGGTCGGTGACCCGCCCCGTAATCGGGTCAATAACGCGCTCCACCATCTAAACATACCTGCTCCTGTTGTTATTAAAGAATGATGATCCGGTTTTCGACGAAGTCATGCTCGTGCTGGCTGGGAATCAGTTGACTGCCAAAACCAGACACGTGTGGACCCCGCAGGAAACCATCCCCGTCTTCATCCTCGTTGTACCCGAGGTGACGAATGCGCCACATGGTGCCATATTCACCCACGATGTTCTTACCCTCCATGTGTTCGACAAACAGCCGATCACCCTGGAAGCTGGCTGGATTTAGCGCCACCCGCTGATGAACCGACGCCCCACTGACCATACCGTCAAAATAGGCCATCTGCTTCACGGGGTTATACGAGGTTAACATCAGGAAGGACTCCTCACGAAACTGGCGCCCGAGGACGGTAAACTGCTGGCCGTCGTTTTCAAAGCTAATGTAGCTGCGCACCGTGCCGTTGTTTTTCTGAATCCACGCTGCGGTCTCGCTCAAGCTGAGATCGGTAGCCATCCGCATTGCCTGCGGTGCCGTGTAGCTGTGGTATTCGTGGTCGCAGCCCATAGGGTCCTCTAGAACGCGCTCTAACGCCTTCAGCGGCGTTGCGCTCAACTCCTTGGTGAATTCCGCGGTGTAGCGTTCCGAACGTGCAGTGATGGCGAGAAGCCCGTTATGGAAGCTCTTACCGGTGCGCTCCTGATAGATCCGCAGCAGACTGTCCAACACCTGCAATTCCCAGGCCAGCGGATTTACGTTTAAGCGCGTGACGTTCAGCAGTGTGGCCCGATCTGACCGGACATCAATGTAGACCACGGCCAGCGAGTCGTCGTGTGCGGTAGGGTGAGTGTAGACCGAAAAGTTACCAGAGTTGCGCAGCTGCGCGTCGTAGCGGATCATCTTTTCAAATTGACCCATGGCGATAAGTTGCATGTAATTTTCCTTACAGGTTAAGGTTGATGGTTAAATAGAGGAATTAATTCACATTGATGATATAGGTCCGAGATCCCTTTCATTACTAGAGGCCCGCTATGTTTGATCACACTATGTTCACTGACGAGGCACAGTACCTGTCAGCCGGACTCGAAGCCCTACCTTTTAAACCCGGTAACGGCATGACCATCAAAGAGGCGTTCTTAAAGAACTGCCCACACCTGGTGGCCGACCGTAACCTGGTGCGTGCGCTGGGAATGTACGCCAGTCGCTTTCGCAACAAGAACCAGGATCACATCAGCTTCTTTGGCGGCAACCTGATTGGCGTTTATCCGATCAAGTTCACCATTGCTGACCGTAACGAGTGGTTTGATACCATCCTGGACACCGACGAGGTTGATCTGACCAACGATGTGCACAACACCGCCTTCGTGAACCCGAAATTCCACGTTACCGGTGATTTGTTTAACCTGTCCATGCCGGTGCTGTTGCACCTGCTGCACCACTCCAAACACCTTAACAGCGCGGAGATTGAGCAGGGCAAGATGGACGTGGTCAGGATCTTCCACTACAAGAACCTGTCTTCGATCCTCAGCCACGACTATCCGTACCCGGCCAACAAGTCGGTGGCGATGGAAACCTACCGTCAGCTGTCAAAGAAATTTGACCTGAAGCAATACGGTAGCTGGCAGGCCCTCATAGATGCCAGAGCAAAGTCAATAATTACACAGGGCAGCGGGATCCACTACGAGACCTACGTGCGCATGACCGATGATAAAGCGGTGGTGTATATGGTGGGTGACGTCCAGGACCGCCTGCGTGATGTCATCAACTCGATCAACAACGTCTTTCACCAGGTGAAGCTGAAAGAGGCGATGATTACCGAAGGCTCGTCCTCGGTAGAGCTTGACGGCGTGAAACACATTCGCGACGTGGAGCGTATCGTGTCGGTGTACCTGCGCTACGTACAGAACATCGTCGGGGTGGAGTCAGACTGGTATCGTCCGGAACTGGCGGTGATCATCACCAAATCCAACCCGACTATTCCGCCGGCCCCGCTGGAAGCCACCCTGCGCTATATCTCATCGAACTACCGCTACGATAAGTCGGGGATGATCGACAGCCTGCTCAAGGAAACCATTCAGCACCTGTTCGAATACGTGTCGTCAAAGAACCTGAAGCTCAACGACGTCCCGGACGTGGTGTCGAAAATGAAGGGCGCCTATCGCTCAAGCCGCACCAGCAACGAAAGTCTGCTGCGCATGCGTGAGATCGGTGATGATATGGTCAGTATTGCCACCGGCATTCGCACCCCCGCCACCGTGGCGACCGTTCGCGTTGGATTGTTCCTGTACATTATCCTGCGTGCTTTATCCATGAAACACTACTCATCCTAAGGATTGATTATGTCTTTAATTAACACCACCGCTGTTGACAACATGTTCCTCGGCCATGCCCTTGAAGGTCTTGAAAAAGACGTTGAGCTGTTGACCCAATTTATCGCCCATGCCAACGGCTGCGGGTTGGAGTCGCTTGACACCGCCACCGGCAAGCTGATCGAGACCGGCCTGGCTGCCCGCTATCCTGGCTATTTCAACGTCGGTGACGGTCTGGAAGGGTTGGGCGCATTGGCTGACAAGCTCAAGCAGGGGATCCAGGGCCTGAAGAAAATGGCGCGTGGCAAAGCCAAACCGTTCATTGACAAAATTGCCCATGAAACCGCCACCGAAATTAACAACACCTATGCCAACAGCAACTGGTATAAAGACAAGTCCGCTATTGGCAAACCGGTTTCCGTGGCCTCACTGGCCAATCTGGTCGGTGACATCAACAGCTACGCCGATGTGGATCGTCAGGTAAAAGCGTTGTTGAAAACTGTGGATGATCACATGAAAAAGATCATCAGCAACGTTAACGCTTATTGGGGTAAAGCCGAACCGTTCTATAAGCGTGCATTAAAGGTAAAAGAGGATGGCGTTGATAAACTGATCAGCGACATTGTTACCGCGTTACCAAAACGCGCCAGTCAGGCCTTCGATGAAGAGCTGCCTAAGCTTGGCGGCGGCAAAGGCGAAACCATCGACGGGTTGACCGTGGAGCAGGCACAGGCTATCGGCAAGTTGCTTAAAGAAGTGATGGCCCGTTGCGTACACCTGGCCAATAACGCGTCAGACGTGATCGAGGACTGCGGTATCTCTGATGCAGGCGCCTACGACGATATCGAGAACAAAGACCTGCAAAGAGAGGTTTGGATTCGCACGTTCTGGGAAGACTACTACATGCCGGTTGATCGCAGCGCTAAACGCGCAGCCGACTACTGCGTGCAGGCGGTCAAAGAGCTTGAGAAGCTTATCGTTAACTCCGTTAAATGAGGTCGCGCCATGACCGGAATGTCACCCTACGTTAAAAGCCAGCAGATGATTGACGATGCTGAAAAGCTGCGTCAGTTCATGACCGATGCCCAGGGGTGTGGCTTGGAAACATTGAGCACCACCCCTGCCGTTGAGATCGCTGCCGAGATGGCTGAGAAGTACCCCGACCTCTTTACCCTTGACGCCGGCATCGAAGGCCTGGGCAGTTTACTGAAGGCGATGGATAAAGATATTGCAACGCCGATGACCGGTGCCGAGCTGCAGCACGCACAGATGCTTGACCTTGAGGTTGAGTCGCGTGAGCGTGCCCAAACTATTCGCACTCACGTGCAGCTGATGCGTGAAGGGAATGAAGCCCTGGATGATCACCCGGGTCACCTGGAGCTGGTTGCCGATCTGAACGAGCTCTACCCGGACCGTCTTAAAGATAACAGCCTGGCATCGCTGGAGCATCTGGCCGGTGGGTTGGAAGGGATGGCGGAAATCATCGCGAAAACCAATGCCGAGAACGATAAGCTCGGGGTGGTCGATTGGGGTGCGGTGTTTGAGTTTGCTAACACCGTGGCGTCAACGCTGCAGTGGTCAGCCCACTCACCTAAAGGACTTGCCAAATCCCGTCAGCTAACCCGTGCTGCCATCACCCTGCTGCAGTATGCGGACATGGAGCGTTTAGAAGCAGACCGGAAAACGCTGAACATCCCCGGGGTGATTAAGGCCCGGGGTGCCGTGATGGACCGTAACATTATGCTGGGTCAGTGCATGCGCGGGATTGTAGGTGTGATGTCGTTCCAGGACAGCATTGACGGCCGCATGAAGGTTATGGTGGTCGAAGAACTCTATCTGCTACCCGAGTACCGCACCGCCGAAAACTTGCAGTCCATGCGTGAGTTCGTTCGCACTGTCGCCCGTGCCAATGGTTACGTGGGTGCGCGCATCGTTATTCCAGGTGGTGTGGATTACCTGGAAACAACTTTTAGTGGTGACGACTACGTACGTAGCAGCACCACGGTTACCACCAAAGCTTATTAATAGAGGTCATCATGCAACACGAATTATCCCAGTTTGAACTTGTCAGCACCGTTAGCGCCAGCATGGAATCGCTCCAGACTGACATTTCACTCATCGAGCAGTTCCTGACCCATGCCAACGGTTGTGGTCTGGAGTCTTTAGATACTCCGTCCGGTCAGCTGATTGAGCTTGGTCTGGAAGCCCGCTATCCAACCCACTTCAAAGCCGGCAGCGGCCTGGAAGGTTTGCAGGAGCTGGTAGGGGTGCTGAAGAAAGGCCTCGACGGTCTTAAGAAGCGCTTTAAGGGCAAGCTGCCTGCGGAGCTCGTTAAAGCAACGGGTGACCTGGAAAACGCCATCAAGAAAACATACGGCAACCCAGGCTGGTTCGCCGACAAGGACGAAACCGATAAACCGGTTAGCACCGCTGAGCTGGCCAAGATCGTGGGTGACGTCAAGTCCGGCAGCGACGTGGTTTCTGCCGTATCCGCCGCGTTCAAGAAATACGATGCCGCGCTGAACAGCAACCTGAAAGAAGTCAACGCGTACATCCCGAAAACGCACGAGGTCGTGAAGAAGGCGAAAGCGCTGGCCGGTGATAACGAAGCGCTGACCAAGTTTGCTAACGAACAGATTGAAATCTTTAAGCCGCTGCACGAGAAGCTGAAGTACGTGCCGGTTGACATTAGTGCCGGTCAGGGTGTCGCCGATGCTAAACTGACTAAAGACCAGTGTGTGGCGATCGGTAAAGAGATGGCCCGTATTCCGAACTGGATCAAAAACCAGATGCTGAAAGCCGATCCAGCCCTTGACGCAGCAATGGGTCAGTCCACGCTGAACAGCATCGAAGGCGCAGAAGAGAACAAGGCGTTCGCGACCCTGTTCTGGAACTACCTGTGCTGGGAAGCCGTGCTCGGGACGAACGAGCAGCTGCTGGCCGAGGCTGGTAAGCTGATTCGCCCAACCGTGATCGCCATGGAAAAGATGATCATCACCGCGCTGAAGTAAGTTGTAACGTAAGCGGCAGGGTACCCCCCTGCCCTTATGCCACCGTACACCATAATAACGTACCCTACCGGAGGCATCTTATGTCTAAAGCACGTGCACTTAAATACTGGTATTTCCGCATGCTCCGTAAACTGGATTAAGGATTCAACATGTCTATTTTTGATAAGGAGCCGCAAGCCTTCGTCAACTTTGTACACGAAGGTCGCCGGCTTAAACAGGACCGTGATTTGCTAACGGCCTACTCTAAGCAGATCGAAGGTGTCGGGGTGGAAGCCTTGGCAGAAAATCCTGCCCATCAGCTGATCATGCGAGGGCTGGAAGCTCGCTACGGCAAACACGTGCAGCCGGGTGTAGGTAACGAAGCCATCGGTCTCGCCATCGTCGGTGTGGCAGCTTTAGCCACGGCGGGCTACGTCGGCTTTAAGAAGCTGATGCTGGCCAAGAACAACCCGGCGTTGAAAGACATCAAGGTGGCCGAGCAAAAGGTCAACAGCACCTACACCGCAGCCTGGCTTAACGGCAAAGAATCCGTTGGGAAAGAAGTAAGCAACGGCATGATCTCCAAACTCTTCGAGGGCAAAGACTTCGCTACGGTCAGTAAAGCGCTGGAGAAATACTTCAATGAGGTAGTCACCGAATTTAAGAAAGCGACTGCTGACCACATTAAACTGTGGAAAGAGATCGAACCCTACATCCGTCGCTGGAATGACGAACCCGATCGTGAGAAACGTGAAGGTATCGTTGAGCAACTCAGAGCTAAATATGGCCGTGACGTCTGGACCGAACCCTGCGCCAATATTAAGCTGGATAAAGAAGATAAGAAAGGCAGTAAGTTACCGGCATTGACCAAGGATGAATACGGTAAAGCAGTCGCGCTGATCAAGTCATTACTTGCCAAAGCAACCGACGTTGATGAACTCACCGAAGACGTGTGGCATAACGTCGGGCTGTGGGATGACTTTGATAAGTTTGGTGATGATGCCGACGCTATGTGGGAGTGGGGTTACGCCGAAATCGTGAACGACGCTCACGGTCATTACGGCTACAGAATCCACACCCAGCTCATTGGTATTGCGCGTGGTCTGGAAGAATGGATCATTAAATCGTTTAAATAATAAATCGGCATAAAAGGAGAGGGGCGCAAGCTCCTCTCCTTTATGTTGGTTTAAAAAAGATCATGCAGCAACGCCGGTGGTGGGAACGTGGATGAAGCCTTTGCTGGTGTTGATCCCGTACAGGTGCACGGACACCAGATCCTGCTGCAGGGGAAGCATCGGGTAACCAATGTTTTCCATCGCATGAAGGAACTGCACGTCTGCAACGCCCGGTGCCAGGCTAACCATGTTACGCACCTTGTGAACGATTCGCTCTACCAGATCAACGCCCAGCGGGGTTACCATCCCGGGCGGGACTTCGGTTTCATAACGCCGAAGCAGATCGGTAAGGATGCGAAATTCATTATCTTTCATCATCTACCTCTTTGAGAATAAAGTGTGACACGAGTCTATAGGGTTATTGACTTATGTCACACAATACTGATTAATAGTACACGTGGCTAAAGCGCCGCGACTTGGGCCGGGCCCCGATGTTTTGCGGCGGGGTCAGTTGACGACCGGTACGTGCTTTCAGCTGACGCGCCTCTTTCGCTTCCAGTAACAACTGATCTACCGTCATAGCATCATTGCCCATATCGACGATCTGGGTTTTCAAGTTACGCAGCTGTTGCTCCAACCGGCTGATGATCATCGGGTTGGTGCTGTTCTTCAGCTGCTCCATGACGCTGGTGAGTTCGTCACGCATACGGGCCTGGTAATCCAGCCACGCCTGCTCCTCAATGGAGTAACCCTGCGCCTGTTCGGTGACACACATAACCTTCCGGGTGTCAATACCGTACCAGTCGTGATGACGGGCATCGGTAATGAACCAGTAGCCTAACAGCCAGGCGATGACCAGGTCGTCGTGTCCACCGGACTTGTGGTCCACGCGGCCGTTCTTTGCCACCAGACCCATGATCTGATCAATGAGTTCCTTATCGCGGGTGACGTAGCCGGTGTGCTTCGCACACTCCTGCAGAATACGACCGTAAAGAATTGGACGCGACTGGGCGCCGGTCCAGAAACCAAAGCAGGTGCGCTTGGAGTCGTAGAACTCCTGCGTGCGCGCACCGAGCGGCGTGTTGATCAACTCCATGAAGTCGGAGCGACGTACCGTCTGATCGTCAACCAGCGTGTTATAGATGCGCTTAAACGGATCAATACCACGACGCGGCAGTTCAATCAGCAGATGGTCAATCAACGACTGAGCCCGGTTACGTTCAGGAATGAACGTGGAGTTCGGGTGCTGCTCCAGCAGATCCGCTACCATGTTCTGGATGTTGATCGTGTTGGTGTTGCGGAAGTTCATGGTGCCCACCACCCCCATGTCGCGAATGTCACGAATGACGATGGTGTTGCTGTCCCCGGTTGAGGTAGCGTCCGAGGTGTCCATGCCGATGGTGTAGTGGGTATGCGTACGGTTGTAGTCAATATCCCCCTTCGAGATGTACCAGCGCACGATGTACTTCTGCTTGGTGATTTCGGTGTACACCACTTCACGCTGCGAGGCGTTGATCTTTTCGTTAAGCGCAATCGACAGAGGAGACGTCAGGTTACCTGAAGTCCAGCGGTTGAGGAAGTCACGTTCTGCCGACTCCTTGTCGTTCTTGTTCTGGGCGATGGTTTTACGCAGCCATTCGTCCGTGTACCCCAGCTGGCGGTGCGACATGGTGATGTTCACCGACGGCGCCTCGGAGCCGGAGTTGTTCATGATGGTTTCCGACAGGTCTTTGAAATCGACACAGTCGTAGAACATTTCGTTCCACACTGCCGCGTCCTGCAGAATACCGTAGAAGTACTTACCCTCACGGGAGTCACGACGACCGGCCGTGGTGGTAAAGATGTTGCCGTGTGGCGTCTGGTTCATCTCAGCATAGCGGCGCGCGGTGGTCGTGGCGTTAAGCGCCGCCGGAATGGTGATGTCAACAAACGACAGGAACGGACCTTCATCGATGTGGATGGTGGCCGTGGTAATACCACGCCCCAGGTTGTTGGCTGCGGTTTCGTTACCTTGGGCAATCGCGGCCTTATAGACGTTTTTCAACGCGGCGTAGCCCAGCCACTCGGAGTTATCCGGGTCTTTACGGTCACGCACGATCAGATAGCCTGGCAGGAAGTCACGCATCGCTTTTAGACGCTTGATGTTCTCTGCACGCAGGTCGCCCTTGGTGATCAGGGAGATGTTGTTCTGCCGGCTGCCGAAGTACATCAGCCACAGCATGATGCAGTCCGTCGATACTGACTTCCCGGTCTGACGCGGCTGGATCAGGAAGACGTCGATGTGTGCCAGGTACAGCCAGCTCAACGCCATGTTGCCACGGTTGGCGATGTAGCGAATACCTTCCGCCTGACCAGGGACACGAATACGGATGACTTCACGGATGAAGTACCAGAAGTTGATGCTGCACTCAATGGCGATCGCCTGCTTCTGTTCATCGGTCAAGTTCGGGTCGTAGGGGTCAACATCGATCAGTGACTTGTTAAACAAGGAGAGCATGAACAGGCAGTTCCCGACCCCCATGTCGTGCAGCTTCTTGGCAATCTTGAGGAAGCTGTCGTTTTTGGTTTCATAGTGTACGTGTGGCATAACACGGTACTTACACCAGTCATTCCCATACAGTATCATAAAACACGTTCCTTAAAAAACAGTACGGATTCAGGGGTGTGACCCCCTGAACCCCGTACAAGGATTATGCCACCACCAGTGCAGAGATACCCAGCTGCAGCTCAACGCTGCCGGCATCGGTCTTCAGCCACTTGATGTACACGTTCTGCCCGGCGGTGATGACCGTGTTCAGGACCAGTGAAGCGTTCCACTGGGTAACCGGATAACGGTAAACGCGCGAGGAGTCAATGTAGATCTCAAAGTGGGTGGGTGCCGGCGCTTTTGATTCCGACGCCACGGCGCGCAGCGGACGGGTGTTGTAGAACAGCGCTTCCAGCCACTCGGCGTAGGTCTTAATCCCGCTGTCGATTTTCACGGTGCGGGTGTTGGACGCGGTCGCGGTGATCTTACACACCAGGCTTGGGCCGTACAGCGGGGTTTGCCCCGGATCAAAGCCCACGGTCCACGGCGTAGTAGACGCGGCGTTTGGCGCGCCGTACAATACCACGTCCAGGTTCTGCACGTGACGGTACGATTTCCAGCGCGAGTCCACCGATGACAGGGTAATGGCGTACGACAGGTGTTGCACCACGCCGTAGTTCTTACCGTCAAACGCCGGCGAGTTCACGCCAAGCTCTACCTTGCTGGTCACGTCGTAGGCCATCTGCCGATCGAGGTTGTACAACCACCAGGTCATCTTCCAGCCGGTTGTTGCATTGACCCACACCGGATAGCCGTACAGCTTCGGTGCGTATGCCCCCACCGCTTCCGTGGTGCGAATGCGGTAGTTCTGGTCAATGTGCGGTTTCTCACCCGGGTTAGCCGACACGGCCTGTTCGGTATCGTTCAGGAAGTAGGTCAGCGTCAGGCTGGCTTCTTGCCCTACGATGGTGGGAACGTATTCCCGCGCACCGTTTAATACCACGCGCTCGCCGTCCACCGTCCAGTCCTTGTAGGTGTTGTCGCTGTACCAGACGCGGGCACGAAACTCTACCGCACTCAGGTTACGAATCGAGATCGGAATCTCGAGAAGCTCAGGGTCGCTGCCGTTTAAGAACGGCGACAGCAGCTGCACGCTCTTCACGTACTTCTGCCCAAGCTCCGTGCGACGGACAAAGGCGGTGTTCTGTACCACCAGACGATACACCGGCAGCAGCGCCCCGCCGTTCTTGTCGTAGAACACCAGGGTCAGGGTCTCCCCGTCGGCCAGGTTCTGCGAGCAGTGGCAGGGTAGCGGTACCCGCACGGCAATGTTGCGTGAGTCGTTAAACTTCACAAGCTCAAGCGTCATGTCGTTGCTGATGATGTTGCCGGAGTTGTCGTAGCGACAGCTCACCACCGTGCCATCCGGGCCAATGTCGTTATTGAGGAACACCTTGGCGGAGGCCACGTTGCTGCCGTAGGCCTGGATGCGGTTGTCAACGGACATGACCGGTGGCATCTGCGAGTAGTCAATGGCGCAGGTGATGAACTCGCTGGTATAGCGTGATGGCGCACCCAGCAGGATCAGGTCGTCTTCACCGACGCCCACTCGCGACGGGGCTTCCCACGGCACCAGGGTGGAGAGGTTCTCCCCTTCCATACCAACGTGTGCCACGTAGAACCAGCCGTTGTCTTTGTCCACCACCCAGTCACCTTCTTTCGGGACGTAGGCGTAATAGCCGTTCTCCTGAATAAAGGAGGGGCCTTTGTAGATGTTGCGAATATCCCAGATGCGTACGACATCGTTGGCACCTGGGAGGATTGGCTGCAGTGACGCAGCCAGGGTCGTGGTTGTGCTAAACACACTGTTTAATAAATCAGTCATCAGCTTATCCTGCGGTGATGGTTACGTAACCCGACAAGGTAGTGCGTTTGTTCAGGTACAGGTCAATGACCCGATTCAGGAAGTTATACTGCATGGAAGTTACCGCCAGAGTCCCGGGTTGGTTATGCGGCTCGACCATCAGGTAGGTCCAGTCCATCTCCAGCGCACAAGGGTCAAACTCCAACCACCATTTATACGGTGCCAGGATCTTGTCAAGCTTCTCGTCTGAACCCCAGCCCGCAGACGGAATCACCAGGAACCCAAGACGCAGATCGTAGATCAGCTTTTGCAGCAGCGGCGAATACAGCACGTACTTCTGCTGGATGAAGTTTGGGTCACCGAGATCGGGCTGTGGGTAGATGGACGTCAGGAACGCCGACAGGCGAGCATCAAGATCAAGCGACGCATCGCGCAGCGGAAACGCTTCGTACGGGTCAACCGAGCGCACGCTAGCCATCACGTTACCGATGTAGTACGGCTGGCCGTTATAGCTCGGGTCAAGCCCGGTGGCGCTTGGCACGTCCTCAGCGTACACCAGGTCTTCCCGACGCACAATGCGCCCTGCCACCACACAGCGCACGGTACGGTCATCACGCAGGTTGTACACGTCGTTGTTGCTGATGCGCTCCCGCGTGACCCAGCCGTGCTCGTTAATCGGTTGCGGCTGCAGATCGGTCGTGCCCCAGCCGGTGGCGCGCACGGTAAACCGCTGTGGTTGGTTGGCGACCAGGTAACGCTTGTTGGTGATCACGTAGCGCGGGAAGCGCTCAATGTAGTCAATCCCCGGCACCAGTGAGCGCCCGTTCATGATGATGTCCACCACCCCCGGTGCGATCGGTGCTTCTAAACCACCCCCGGTCCAATCGTAGGTCAAGGAGAACGACAGGGTTTTATCCAGGTGATCGAGGGTAAAGTCGTAGCCCAGGAACACGTCGTTGAACAGCACCAGCCCAATATACCGCGCCTTGTTGTGCAGGAAGCTCAGCACCCCATCAACCACGCCGTAGATGCTAGCCTGGCCGGTGACATCCTGCCAGGAGGTTTTGTCAATCGTCGTCCCGTCCCACTTCGCCTGGTACACCCGGTAACCGTAGTTGGCCATCAGCGTGACGTTGGCGTTGCCCAGCATGTAGTGCGGGCTCTTGCTGGCCTTACCGCTGTACACTTCGATCATCACCGCGTTGCGGTTGCGGGCAATGTAGCGCACGCCCCCCGACTGGTAATAGGTGCCGAGGTACAGACCGTTGGTATCGTACTCGTAGACCTGGATGTTCTCCTGCAGTCCCGGTGACAGGTTCGCCCAGTTGTTGCTGGTCGTCCCCTGGGTCAGCAGCAGCGGGGTATTGGCCATCACCTGGGTCATGGCGTTGTAGCCGTAAGCGTCACGTACCAGATCCGATGACAGGCGACTGTACTGGGTACCCAGCAGCTCGACGTACTTGGAGCGTTCCAGTTCGGCCGCCGACCATTCGGGAAGCGTTGCCCGCACGTTAACCATCGCATCGATAATCAACGCATCCGGCAGCTTGTACAGTTCACGAATCCGATGAGCTTCGTGCACCAGGGTCTGGTTAAACCCGCTGTGGCGCATCACGCAGCGTACCGTACAGTTGTTCAGCTGACCCCAGCCTTGTGCCGTCACCAGGTTTTGCAAGTAGGCCACGCACAGGCTGTAGTCGCGGTGGGTAAGCTGGCGTACCGCATCCCGCATGTTACGGTGGAAGTACACGCCTTTCTTGTCCGGACCAATCAGCCAGAAGTCCACGTCGTCAAAAAACACCACGTCAAGGTCGCTGGCGTTCTTTAACCGCGGCGGATGGAAAATGTACTTCTGTCGGTTGTCCAGGGTTGACAAGAACGTTGGCATGGTTTTGACCGCAATGTCCACCACCTTCTTCACCGAGCCGTCATAGCTGACCGTGACGTAGTCGCGCTGGCGATAGGAACCCGGGGGGAAGTCGTTGACCAGCACGCCGTTGACAAAGGCCTGGGCCAGACCTTTCCCTGACTGCTTAAGCGTCAGATAGTCGTTCTGCCAGCGCAGCACCTGCTTAGGGTCATTCATGTTACCGCCGAAGCAGCGGATCAATCCGTTACGCTGTGCCTCAAGCAGGGTTTCAAAATAGGCGTTGCTGTAGACCCGCAGATAGACGTCCACGTTACGCGGCACGGTCATGTTCTGAAAGTCGGTGACGGCGATCAGAATGTTGTGGTCGTAGCGCAAGCGCACAAAGGCACCCGAAGCCGGCAGCTGGACACCGGTGTCAAGGTACAGCTGGGCGGTCAGCATCTGCATGGTGCGCAGATCGGTTAACGGCACCCACTCTTCCAGCGGCAGCGGCGAGACGTACTCATTGCCGACGTTCCAGGTCCAAGGATGGTTTTGGCCGATCTGAAAGACGTGGTACAGCTCCATGCGGGTGGGCAGGTAAACCGGGTTGTTCATCACCAGGGTATAGTTGATATCCCCGACGTCACGGGACAGCCGCGCCAGGCGCAGAATGTGCTGACGGTCGGCCTGTGGGTTAGCCCACGCATTCGCAATGGCGTGGTTAACTAAATCGACGCTCGCCATGGAACCCCCTTCTTAGACATCAATGCAGCCGGCGAAGCTACGCATGAACTGCTCTTTGGTTTTCTTAAACTCCCCGCGGTCAAGGATGTTGCCGAGGGTGCTGTTGCGGTAGTAACGGTTTTCTGCCCCACCGTACAGCATAGAAAGGAACACCGGCGGATACTCGAGGCCGATGGCTCCGGACTCAGCGGCATGGGCACCAAACCAGGCCCCGCCCGCAATATTGAGGAACATACGCAGGTCCAGCTGGCGCAGCTCTTCAGCGCCGACCACCGCATAGGCGTTGTCCACAAACTGCTGCACGGTGCCAACGTACGGCGCGTTTTCAAGCGTCGAGGTAACGTAATCGCTGCGTACGCGCGCCTGGTCGGTCACCTTACGGATCCCGTCCATGCGCATGCCTTCCGACATGTCGCCTTCATTATAGAACTGACAGAAGAAGTACCAGCCCACGTAGGCCATAAAGCGCGGCATGGTATCATAGCCGAGTCCCAGCTTGCGTGACAGCCCTTCGGCAATCCAGCGCACGAACACCTGCATCGGTACCGGGGACAGGTTAAGGAAGTCACGGTGGTTGCCGGACATCCAGTACCACACCGCCTTCATGCGGATCATCTGCTGCTGCAGGTCGGTTGCCGCATTACGGTTACGCAGGGTCACCGTGCCGGTGTTTGGGTCCAACATCAGTGAGGCACGCACATCGATCACGATGTTCGCACGCCCCAGGGTATCGGTAAAGGTAATCGGGTTGGTAAACGGTGTTTCTGATTCGTTGCCGGTAATGCCAGCGATCAACAGCCACAGGTTTTCATCTTTAGTGGGACCGTATAAACCGGTCAGTCCGGCAATAGGCTTGGTAGCCGACACAAGGCGTTTTTCCACCTTGGCTAGTTTCATCGCCGATTGGATCTTATCGATCGGGTTCCAACTGGCAGCTTTGGTCTGATACGGGGAAATAAACATGGTTGCGAAACCCTCTCCAGCGCGCTTATATGTAAACAATGACAACTAATGGTATGGCACTGTTTAAACGTCGTAAATAGTGAACCATACCATTACTCCCTGCCACGACGGTGGTTTGTAGGCGCTGGTACGGTGAAACATGTTTCGAAAAAAAGGCTCTTTGACAACTATCGATAGTTAGGAGAAAGGCATGTCAAATCTTTCCAACGGGGCGCCGCGTTTTATCCTGGAAGGTATCCGGGATGAATCCACGATCGCTCCGGTCCCGGTCCCGGAGGTATATGCGCAGCACCTGCCGCACTTATACATCCTGGCAGAACGTGGGCCATTAACCCCACAGCTGCTGGATCCGTCTCTGCTGGTGTCATACTACGGTAGCAAGACGTTTGATCCACTGTCGAAGTACTACACCCTGGGTTCAGCCTTTACCTCGACTATCGCAGGTAACGGCAACACCGTCATGGTTCAGCGTGTGCATCCGGCCGATGGCCTAGCACCGGCCTACTGGACGCTCGGCATTGAACTGGTGGATGACCAGATCACCGACTACAAGCGTGACGTAGCCGGTATCGCCGAGCGTGATGCCAACGGCAGTTTCGTGCTGGCAACCACCAAGCGTGCAGGCGTGGTAGCACGTCTGGTTATTAATGAAGGCGTGGATAGCGTACCGTTTGGTAGCGCCGTGAAGAAGAAAGGCCAACTGACCTCTTCGACCGCCATCCAGTCCGACTACTACCCGCTGTTTGATATCGAGATCCCGTCACCGGGTGAGTTCGGTAACAACGTCGGTTTTAGCCTGTGGGCGCCAAACACCCAATCGCTGAACCCGCTGAACGTGGGTGTCGCTGTTGACCAGCTGGCCCAGCTCTACCGTCTGCGCGTATACGAACGTCCGGACCTGCAGTCTACCCCGGTTCTGAAGCTGACCGCTGATCGTCAGTCTGAGATTAACTTCTCCTTCAAGAAAACCGTGGTTGACACCGCAACGGCGCAAAAGTACAACTTTGCGCTGCGCGTGAAGGACTACGACGATGCACCAAACGGTTTCACTCCGGTCCCAGGCCCAATCGGTCGTACCAAAGTGTACTACGATAACCTGGACGCGGTGCTGAAGCGCATCTTCGACAACGAGAAGGCCGCAGCCGGGAACAGTCTGCTGGACGGCGTTGACGCGCACCACCAGATCAACTTCCTGAACGGCGTAGACTTCTACAACAACCCGTACTACACGCTGCGCGTGCAGTCGGTTGCCCAGGGCGGCATCAACCTCAACGACGTAGCCATCTACTACGCTGAGGGTGGTTCTGACGGCACGTATGAAGATGCGGCCGGTAAGCCACTGACCAAGATCCAGATGTACAACCAACTGTGTAAAGAGCAGTTTGACAACTACGGTGAACTCAAAGACATCGAAGTGTTGGACGATGCCCGTTACCCACAGTCGGCGTACTGGGACTGCGGTTACGACCTGGAAACCAAGAAGTCGCTGATCAGCATCACCGGCAAGCGTAAAGACATCATCGCGTACGTGGGCACCTACATCGACGGTCACGAGCGCCTGTCCGGCTCCGAGCAGCGTTCCATGGCCTCCGCCCTGCGCAGCTATGCCCGTCTGTATCCGGAATCCACGCTGTACGGTACCGGTGTCTGCCGCGTGATCTTCTTCATGCAGTCTGGCCAACAGGTTGACGACGACTCCGGTAACTACTACCCGCATCTGCTGGACCACGCCCACAAGCGTTCCCGCTATGCAGGCTCCGGTGACGGCGTGCTGAAGAACGCCTTTGCGTACGATGCTGCGGCCAACAACCGCGTCCAGATTCTGCGCGACATGGATCTGCTGTGGGAACCGCAGGACATCCGTGACAACAACTGGAACCTGGGGCTCAACTACGCACAGAACGTTAACCGTTCACAGGCGTACGTGCCGCACGTGCAAACCGTGTACGCCGAAGAGTCTTCGGTGCTGCGTGACGAAATCGCACTGACCATCTGTGTCGATATCGAGAAGAAATGCCAGCAGGCTTACCGCATGCTGGGCGTGGACACGCGTCGTACCACCGAACAGAACCTGGCTGAGCTGAACAGCATCCTGACGGATCTGACCAAAGATCTGTACGACGGCCGCGTTGACATCTCTGTGAATGCGTTCCGCACGACCAAGGATATCAACAGCCGCGTTCGCTACTCCTGTGAAGTTAACGCCTCCTTTAACAAGGGTCAGTACATCGGCAGCTTCACCGTCGTTTCCCGTAACCGCGAGGATAATGCATAATGCGCTTATCGGATTCTATTGCCCAACCGGGTGCTGGGGCAGGGGCGTTTTCGAACGCCACCATGGTCAACGCCCTGACCGGCGGTTACCACGGCATCGCGGCAAACCTGGCACGGCATGTGGACAACGCCGGCTTCCGTCAGCAGCAGCTGCAGTGTGTGGTGCTGCGTACTCCAGGTGCGATTAAGCACCTGGATCACCCGGAAGTGTGGCACGGTCACATCAAAGCGATGATGGAAAAGCACACCCGCTCCATCACGGGCTTCCAGCGTGCGCTGCAGGTGGATCACTCCTCCCAGCCCGCCGGCGGTTCCGGTGCCGAGCACTTTGACCTGGCCAACGTTACCCAACAGCAGCCAACCCCGACGCACGAGATCGGTGAGAAGTACGGCTTCCCGAACGGAACCCTGCTGGAGTGGTGGATTCGTCTGTTCATGATGGACCCGGATGTTAAGCGTCCGCTGATCATGACCTACCCGAACCCGCCAAAAGACCTGCTGCCTGACATGACCTCCATGATCTGTCTGTATTACGATACGGACCCAACCGGTCTGGAGATCATCAACGCCTACCTCTGCGTGGGCATGCAGCCGAAGTCTTCCGGTACCCGTGAATCCCGTTACGACAAGTCTCAGGGTTCTTCGGACCTGGTGCACTCCATCGAGTTCACCAGCACCTGCATCATGAACGCCGCGGTTGATAAGCTCGCTGAGAAGATCAACAAGACCCGTTCCCTGATCGGTGCGAACCCGTACCAGCGCGATCTGCCAGACGTGCTGAAAACCGTTGGTCCGGACGTGAACGCTGCCAAGTCCGGTGTGGTTGATGACATCAACGACATCCGTGCGAAGCAGGTTGCTCGCTAAGCCAAAAAAAAAACGGCATAAGACCCAGAGGGTTCCTCTCCTTGACGGGAGAGGAACGCCTCTTTTATGCCGACTTGTTGAACAAATACGCCTGGGCGTGCTTGATGCGAAACACCGTGGCTATCTCAGTAGGGAACACCGAGAAGTCGATGCGTCCGCTCACGTACGGATAGGCAAAGATTTGGATGAAGTGATTAAACGTGTCTAAGGTGTTGACCTGGGGTTGCCCACAGGCCGCGCAGCTTTCCAGATACAGCTGATACAGGTCATCGATAAGTGTCACCACTCTTGAGCGGTCCACGGGACTGTACAGATCAAACGACCCGATCATCAAGCGCGTATCCGCTTCCCGCTTTTTTAGCTTACGGGTACGCAGCTCGCGATAGCTCAGGATAATGATGGCGGTTAACAACGTCAACCCAACGACCAGAACCAGAAGGTTAATCTCCGCGACCATTCTGATGTGCTGGTTACTATACATGTTTACTCCGAAGTGTGCAGATTGCGCAGGATCGCAGCCGACGGGGTAGCGTTAAAGTGCGAGGCGTACAGGTTGAGCAAATCCCCAGACGACAGCGGAACCTTGGTCAGTTCCACCGCCAGCTCGACCCAGACCGCCCCGTCCTTCAGATACGGGTACTGACAGAGCGAAGCCTGTTCAGCCAGTGGCGAGAATAACAGACAAGCGCCCACCAGGTCACAGGCCCGCTGATTAACAAATGGCACGTCAATCACCTGGGTGTCAATCAGCTGTTCGTTAGCGGTAAAGTGGAACCGTAAACACACCGGCATGTAGATGCTGTCAAGCTGCTGCAGCGGGTTAATTACCATCTCGGTAGGTATTACCGCCGCGTCAGTAACCTGGATATAAATGAACTTGTTCATTGGGCAGCCCTTTGTAGTTCCCCGCCGTAGCTAAAGGGGATATTATATTTGATGCAAATATTGCGCAGAATATCAACGAGTAATAAACGGTGACAAAACTCGCCCGGCCTGCAGTAGCAGGCTAACGCCACCCTGTCGTGAGTACGACAAAACTCCAAGAACCACTGGGGATCCTGCGTCCAGCGATTCCTCATAAGGTTTAAGTAAATTTCCTGATAACCACAAGCGGTGACGGTGCCGCTTTTGTAGTTCCCCAAGAGCTCGCCGGTTGGCGCTAACCACCGCACGTTCTGATGCATAACCCCGGAGCGGTACGTGGTATCGATGAGCGGGATATTTAACGCCTTCGCCAAACGCCACTGTCCGAGCTGTACCGTAAACACTTCCATGCTAACCTCCGGGTAATGTTAGTTGCCGACCACTTCAGTAAAGACGTGACTGATCTGCTGCCGTACGCTGTCAAAGACCGTCAACGATACCCCATCGCGGAACTTAAACATTCCCTGTATCCGCAGCTGTGATCGTGAAGAACTGCGCCTGACGTTTAGCCAGTGCGGTACAAACGCGATGACGGAACTCATCTACGCTGATCGCTTCTTCTTTGTTACGGACCGAACCCGTGTTGTTTTGGTATTGACCAAAGACGATCGTTTCGAAACCATGATCCTCGGCCAGGTCTTGTGCACGCACGTTGATTGTCACCTGCACATCTAGTGGATCGCGTGTGCGTTCTTCCAGAGACGGCGTGTAACCGTACTGCACACCCCAGTATGTCTCACTGGTGTCGTAACCCATTTTGGTGAACATTGACTGCAGCAGCGAATCAGTGTCTTTAACACCAAAGTCTTTACCAGCGAATCCATTAAAATTATTAATAAACAGATGATCTGCCACGGCCTCTGCCGAATAACCGCGTCGCCAGCCAGTGATAACCACTTTGATGTTGTTGTTAATGTTACCGGCCAGCTGGTCAAAATAATTGAACAGGACTTGATTGCAAACCGCCAGGCATTCTTCACCCTGCGCCACGGACATCAGGTTCTTTTCGTTGATCAGCTCGTCTTGCTTAAAGAATACAATGTTCATAATTATCTCCTTCTTAACAAAAAAAAAAGAAAGGAGCCGAAGCCCCTTTCTTGGTGAGGTTATTTAAACTTATCAAAGGTCGTGTTGTTGTCGAGGTTACTCGTAAATGCCTGCATGATCTCCGTTGCAACACCCATCGACATTAAGCCATTGTGATTAAGGTTCAGGCTTCCCTGAGGCACTCCGTTATACTGTTGTTGCATTGATCCCTGGGTGAACATGGGTGGATTGAAACCGCCCCGAGGCTGATGCTTTTCCAGCATCGCGTTTGATTCATTAATGAACAACATAATGAAGTCTTTGCTGTAGCCGCTCTGGACAAATACAGCCACCTGCTGCAGAATATACGGGTGTTTAATCTCAACATCTTCGTAATAGCTCGCCACGGGAACAGCACCGAATCCCGGTTGTGGGTAAGGGACATTGTAACCATTCGCCAGCTTCACCAGGTCATCAAACGTAGCAAACGTGTGGTCCGCGCCTTTATACAGCATGGTCTGACGTATCCCATCGCTCATCTGTGTCGTCAGCAGCGTTTGCTTAACGGCCAGGTTCTGATTGGTGACGCGATAGATACGCTGCATAGCAATGTTGTTCCACGACTCGCGATACACTTTGTATTCGCTACCGTCCGCTAAGTGCAGCATACCAGAGCGCAGCATCCAGTGCGCGTGAGGCATCAAATCGCTGCGCACGATATTGGCATATACCGGTTCGACCATTGGACTGATGAGCTTATCAAAGGTCAGCCCAATCACCTTACGCACCGCATCGGACTCGCTAATGCCTTCGAGCGCACGGGTGTCAGCACAATAACGATCGTCACGGTTAACCATGATGTTACCGATATAAAACGCGGTAAGTTGTTCACCGCCCTTGCTTTCGTAAATGGTGGCGAGCCACTCGTTACGTTCGTGAGGTTGGGTGTTGGTCAGTGTCGCCAGATCGTCTTTGTCCTTTAACAAGGAGACGTACAGCACTTTACCGTCTTCGCCGGTGATGGTCAGCTCCTTACACAGGAACAGCTCAGGGGTCAGGGGGGACGGAATAACAGTGGAGTTAATTTCAAGTTTCATGTTTCAGTTTCCTATCAATTGGCATTCTTTCTGAATGCGAGGTTTTGAAACTGGGTTACAACAACCCAGTAGATAAGGGACCACTGTGATAATCCCCTACCGACTAGCTTGTCTTAATGAATGTACTTCGGGACAACTTATCTTCAGAATTAACCGAGGCATGGTTAATGGAAAAGGGTTTGTTGTTTTACTGCCACGGGTGGAGGTGTCTTAGGTCTCCACCCGCTTGGTACAGGTACTGCAGACTACAGATTACTTACCGCCGGTCAGCAGGTCGTCGCCCATGCTGCGCACGTACTTAACGGCTGCCGCCAGCTCGCCACGGTTGGCGCCTGCCGCGTTGTGGGTGTAGGCGCTGATGACGTGACCGTGAACGGTGGTCTTGCCGTGCTGGTATTCACGCACGATGTCAGTGCTGATGGTGTCACCACCTACCGC